ATCGCCGCGATGTGCGGATTGTCATTTCTGGGAGGCCGTGCCGGATGAGGACGGCCACGAACTCGGGCTGTGCCGTCGATATCCGCCAAATTACGAGGGGTGGCCAATGACCGAGGGATCGGCCTGGTGCGGTGAATTTCATCCCTAGGCCGCGTGCTTTGATTGCTTGCCGAGTGATTGCCCTCAGTGATTTTCGGTCGGTTGTTAGCCAAAAAATCGAGCATTCCTTGACAGATTGGCTCTGCCCCTGCTTGAAATGTTGACGATTTCCTCCTGCTGCGTGCAAGCTGACGGCTGGAATGCGTCCCTATCGCTTCTTGTTTAATTTACGATGCTGGAGAAGGCAGATTTTTAAGTCATTATTCGGCAAGGCGCCAACTAGCCCAGCGCCAATACTCGTAAGAGACATGAGCGAACTCAGGCCTTATTTAACACAGTCTGGCTTCGTCGTCGAAGACAGAGATCCCGTTGAAATCCTCGGGATCCGAATGGAGCGCGTTCGAATGCGACAATCGGGGGCAATTTCGGCCGTTGCATTTGGAGGCGGATTTTTCCATATCGTACAAGTAATTGGCCTCACTCGGGCTTTGACGCCCAAGGAAGTCGTCGATTTCAATGCAAGTGTTCAGATATTTAATCTAACTCCTAATGAAGAACCGCCTCTTGCAATTATAAAAACCCACGTTCCGTCGCGATTTGGCGCCTTGCCGCAAAATATTATTTCATTACTTTCTTTGTCAGATGACGTCGTGCAAAAGCTAGTGGCAGTCGTTGGCCCGACAAGCGTGAGGGCCATCTAAGATGGACAACAATGTAATCCAGATATCGGACCTTCGATCCCTCGAGAAAACCATTCGTAAATTTGGCCTAGAAGCTATTGAAGGTCAGGAGAATGGTGTTCCAGTGCTAACTGTCACGGTGCAGCGAACGTTGTTCATGGCAATGCTCCACAATCAGTGCCTGAAACTTATGTATCGCTTACGGGAGGATAATTTTCCTGGGGGAGTGGCCTTCGCCAATCACTGGAACACCATGAATTTTGTCGGAACCTTGATTCCTATGACCGATGGTTTCGTGATGAAGCATGAGAGCCTTGCATCTCATGGCTTGGTTGGCGGAAATCTCAGAGACACACTTACGTTATTTGCGGAATCGGTCGATAAATTTCTAGATGAATGGTTCACACTTACTTCGTGAACGACTTATTTTTGGGATGCTTTATCTCTACCACTGATCCGCGCCTAAATCTGACTTAGGGCGCCAGCACCTCGACCACGCCCACACCGGCGGAATTGGTGGTCAGTTCGAGGGTCACGGTGGCCGTGGTAATCTGATCGACCGAGCCGACGTTGACCTTGAAGCTCATCACCTGGGCCTGGAAGTAGTATTTGTCGCCGTTCTGGGTGGTGACGCAGAAGCTGTGATCGCTGTCGGAGGTCGAAGCAGATTTCAGCAGGATCTGTCCGGCATCGTCGGTATCGAGGCCCATCTGGATGGTCATTGTGCCCTGGTTGAAGCTGCCCTTCTTCTTGACGACGCCGCGGCTGCCGACCGGATTGAAGGTGACGAGGTTATATTCCTGGCCGAACTCGCCGAGGTCCGACACCTCGCCGACCAGCGTCATGGTCAGCGCGTTGTAGCCGGTGGCATCGAAGGTCGCAGGAATGGCGGCCGACACCTTCAGGGTGGTGCCGGCGGAAGTCCGAACGGTCATGGCAATGGGTCCTTATGAAGGTGAGGCCTCAGCGCGCCTCGTTGAATGAGACGCGAAAATCCTGCGCCTGCATGTGGATGCCGGTCTCCTCGTCGAGGAAATCAGGCCCGGCGGATTCGGTGTGCACGGTGACGTCGGAGAGCCCGTCGATGATGGGCATCTGGTCGGCCGCTGCCGCCCGGACCGCACGGATAATGGCCTTGGCGGCCGGATAGCTGGCGGCCAGCACCGTAACCTGCACCCGCTCGGTCACTCGGCGTTTCGGCCCCGGTACTGGAATATTGCGATCGACACTGCTGACCGACATGAGCGAGATGGCCGGCAGTGCGGTCCCTTGTGGGATCGTGCCGGCCACGATCCGGGCTGCTGGCACAAGCGCCGTCATCCCGGCATCACCCACCAGGAGCGTGCGTACTGTAATCACCCCGTTCATTCGTCAGAGACCTCGAGGGTCGGCGCCTTGAGGTTCCCGATCTGAACCCGGTGGGCGATGTACGCGCCCATAGCGTTGACGGCCTCCTCGGCCTTCTGGTCAAGCGCCGGGCGCAGGAACGGTTTGGCGGCGTGCCCGGGATGCATGACTGCGGGACCGACGAAGTTCTCGCCGATCTTCAGGCTGCCGCGCTTCACCATCTTGTTGATCGTGCCGATGCTGACCTTACGCGGGCCACGCCGGGTATTGAGCACCGGCCGGTCCTCTTCGGCGACGCTGATCAGGTGTGGCGCGACGCCATATTCAATGAACAAGCCGAGATAGGAACCGGACCCGCGCAGCTTGACGTAGGAACTGAGCCGGCTGCCTGCCGTGCGCGTACCGATGCCGATCGCCCGTTTCAGCTGCCCCGTCTTCACGGGCACATTGGCCTTGGCCTGCTGCTGGATGACCTTGGCCCCGGCACGAAGGCCGCCACGGATGACGTTGCGCTCGAGGTTTTTGGGCAGCTCATCGAGCATGCGCAGCAGTTCGGGACCGCCCTTGAGCCGGATCGTCATGGCGCGGCTCCTTCACTGCTGTGCTGCTCGACAATCAGTTCAATGCCTTCCCGGCGGCCGAGTTCGGCCGGTCCTGACACGATCTGGAGGGTCCGATCGCCGACGATCACCCGCATTTCCGGGGTGATCCCGGCGAGATGGCGCATGCGGATCCGCGCTGGCCGGTTGGCGATCACGATGCTGTCGGTCAGACGCTCGGCCCGGCTGGGGAGGACATCCTGGACCTCGGCCCAGACCGTGGCGAATTCCACCCAAGTGACGGTTTCCGTCCCATAGAGAGGGTCAGGCGTGACGATCTTGCGCTCGATTCGGATCCGGGTGTCGAGCCTGGAGGCTAGACCCATCGCGCGGCCAGCTGGTTGACGAGGGTGTCGAAGGCGAGACAGGTCGCCCCCTCGCGGTTTTCGAACAGGGAGGCGGCTTTCACGAGGATTGCGGCCCGAGCGATCGCCAGATCAGGGTGCTCTTCGGCAAAGCCGGCCGACAGCGTAATGGTGATTTGGCCGTCGGGTGCCAGCGTGGGCCATGAAGTGCCGGCAGCTGGCCGGATCCGCGTAAATCCATGGCGCGTGCGGGCGACATAGGCGGCCTCGGACAAGGTGACCGTCGCACCGCCAGTGGCGGTGTAGGTGATGGCCGCAATGGTCACCGGCCGCACCGGCACGGTGATTTCATCCGGCCAGGCGTCCAGCACCATTGCCAGTGTCTGGGGGCACAACCGAAGATCGGCGAGCCTTTCGAGTTCTGCCTGGGCAGCATCGAGGTGGACGGCCAGCAGCATGTCCTCGTCATGGGCATCGAGGCGCAGCTGCTGGCGCGCTTCTTCCAGCGTCACCGCGCGCGTGGTGGGGGCGGTGACGACCGTGATCATTTCGCGCGGGTCCGCGCAGGCTTCGGCGCTTCGGGCTCGGCGTCGACCGGCTCGGCAAGACCGCGCTGGCGCAGGATTTCACCGTCGGCGTCGGCAATCTCGAAGGTCTGGCCGGCAAGGATATTGTCAGGGCCGACGACGCTGACATGCAGCGTATCGAGGGCTTTCATCAGCATGGGGGGCATTCTCCGTGAAGGTGCCGGGGCCGACCGATTGGCCGGCCCCAGATCAGGATCAGACCGCAGTTGCCGCAGTCACCGCATCGGAGAAGTCGCCCTTGATGAAGGCCTCGGGCCGGTAAACGGCAAGGCCGAGGCGCTCTTCCGCGAGGATGGTGACCAGGTTCTTGCGGAAGTTCTGGTCGTCCTCGGTCGAGATCTCGACCCGGGCGTCCCAGCGGTCGAAGATCTGGGCGCCGAGCCGGAAGGCACCGGTCAGGAACTTGTCCTGCGCGATCGCCTGCGTGGTGACGATGGGGATGCCCCAGAGGGTCGGCGACAGCGTGCCCTGCGGATTGCCGATCAGGTAGGCGCCGCTCGTCTCTTTCAGGAGCTCGATGCTGGCCCAGTCTGTCGGGTGCATGACCGCGCCCGTGGTCGGCAATTCGGCGAGCGCGGCCTGCAGCATGGCGAGGCGCAGAACGTCGATCTTCGTGACCGTGGCCGGGATGGTGATCGGCGCGGCAAAGGCGCTGGCCTGGGTGTAGATGCCGTGGAGGTCCGTGCCGGTGCCTCCACCGTTCAGCAGCTGGTTCTCCTCGACGAGCGCGAGGCCATAGCGCAGGCGGCCGTCGATGTAGGACTGGAGCATCGGCACGTCGTCGAGGATCTGGCGGGTCGCCAGGACCCAGTGCGCTATGGTGGTGACGCTGGTCGTCGCGATGTCGAACTTGATGTCCGACTGCGGCTTCAGCGCGCCGGTCGTTTCCGCAACCGTCGCCGCGGCATTGGTGAAGCCCGTCTCCTTCACATACTGGACCGAGGTACTCGCAGTGCGGCCCGGGGTCAGCAGGTCGCGGACGGTCAGGCGGCGCTGTCCAGGCACGATGATGCCGGGCAGCCGGTCAGGCACGATCAGATCGCCG